GGTCGTAGTGATACGCAGCCAGCTCGCGCATGACCTTATGGACTTCCTTGCGGATGATCTCGGCAGCCTCAGCCGGGCTTTGCGCGGCGGTGACGTCAACCGACAGCCGCCCCGGAAGCGACAGCAGCGCAGCGCGGATGGTGTAAATTAGATCTTCCGTGAAGCCCTCCACATCTTCCGAGCGGTGCAGCTTGCCTTTCAGCTCCTCGACCTCCATCTTCGCAAGCTGAGCTTTGGAGAGCTTGAGCTGCGCTTCGGACTGCCGCTTCGCTGTTTCCAGCTTCTGCTCGGCCTCACTGATCTGCGGTTTGGAAAGGAAATTGATATATCGCTGAACCGCGTCGCCGAGCTGGAAGTAGCCGCGTCGCACCGGAACGATTGTTCCGTCCTGCGCCATCTGCTGCACACGCCGCGCCGTCACGCCGAGGATCGCGGCCAGCTCTGTCGTGCTGATTTCAGCTTCGGCATCGATCTTGATTCTCGTTTCAGCCATATAGCAAGCTCCTTTCGTTTTTTTCGAGGGGGCTCAGCGGAATTTCACCGCAGCACCCGTGCTGCACGGGCGTGACCCTTACCCCGATGTGGTCATATGAACTTAGGAGGTCAGCGCGGTATGCCTCACCCGCGCTGTGGTATGAAAAATGCGCGGTATCTGCGTCGATACCTGCGCACATTCCAGCGGTAATCGTAACGAAATTACCAGAAAAACAGGAAACTAACTAGGCGAAATTTGGGGTCGTCGAGCCCGCAACAGATGCCGCCCCCTCCCGACAGTACCTTTTCAGCGGCCGAATCGATCACGACGCATGATACCCTGCCACCCAGCAAACTTATCGCGCGTGACAACGTCCTTCTCGCAGGGCTTCTTGCAGCCTTTGCGCCCTCGATGGCAGATGCACACCGTCTTTCCATTGACGATCTGCACCCAGACGGGAATCTTCTCTTGTTCTTGCATCGTTTATCGCCTCACATCGGTACGGATTTGACAGGGGATTGGCTGCATACCCACCAGCCCTTATGAATAATTACCGGTGGCTACGATTGTTCTACGGAGAAAACTGCATCGCCCTCCTTGATGAACATGACGTGGCCGCAATGCTCACAAACGACCTTGGCATACTTAGGCGGCTTCTCGGCTACGCTCAGAGCGGACGCTTTGGCGCGGTCTACCTGCTCCTGCGTGGTGATTGCAACATTCTGTGCTTCTTCCTTTGCGGCGTTATCCAGATAGGCTTGGTATCTGGCACGGCGGTCCTCTTCGGATTCACCGACCACCCCATCATCGAAAAGAGCATCGGCGTCAAAATCGTCGCTGGGAGCGGGGAAGCCAAGGGATTCGAGATCGAAGTCAAAGTCAAGGTTGAGCATATCGATCTCGTGGAGCAGCTCGTCGTTGATCCACTCGGAGAATTCGGAAATGCGGTTGTCGGCCAGACGGTCGAGCTTGATCGTTTCTTCGTCGGCGTCTGTTACGACGCAGGGTATTTCCTCCATGCCGAGCCGAATGGCGGCAGCATAACGGGCATGACCTTTGACGATGATACCGTTGCGGTCGATGACCAGCGGCACGTTGAAGCCAACCTTCGGAATGATCTCGACAAGCAGGTTGACCGTCTTATCGTTTTTCCGGGGATTGCGGACATAGGGCTTGACCTCGGAAATCTTCTTCATCACGATCTGATTAACAATCTCCATCAGTGCCAGCCTCCTTTCGATACTTCTGAAGCTGACGCGCCTGATTCTCGGAGATCGCAGCGCGTGTGAATGAATTGTTTTCGTAGAGCTTCGCATATCCGGTGATGTGCTTGAGGCGCACCAGCTCTTCCGGTTCTAGGCCAAGCTCATTGCAGACCTGCAGATCGGTCGCGCCGTTCATCAGCATTTCCATGACGATATTGGACATACCGTTAATGGAGTGCTTGCCTCTGGCGCGGTTGTGCCGAACGGTCGAGGCCATGAGATCATTCATGGTCTTGCCATGAAGAACAACACAGGGCAGTTTCCCCTCGCATGAAGCGTAGATGTCTTTGAATCTGCGCATGATGCTGTATCGGTGGAAGCCGTCGACGATAACATACCGGTCTTTCTTTTCGTCGTAGATGGTAACGACTGGCTGCGTGTAGCCGTCCGCTTTGACGGAGCGATAAAGCAGCTTCATCTCCTGCGTGGCGACACTGTTGGGGTTGTAGTCGTTTGCGTGGACCTTTTCAATGGGTATCCACTCGACCTGATGAATGGGCTGATCTGAAATCATTTCTTGCTGCCCATATATTGCTCAAACTGCGCGGCGTCGCGCTTGCGGTAGGTAGGCGCCTTTTCCCGGATACGGAAGCGGGAGCGGGCATTTGCGTTGTTCGTGCCGTCAATATCGTTCAGGACGATCTCTTTGACATGGACGCGATACCATTCGTCGCCGGTTTGATTCTTCCAGCGGTTACGGAATAGCTCATGGTATTCCGGCTTTACGATATTGACAAGCAGATAGTCGCGGTATTCCTGCCACGAACGGAACGCAAAGGGGAGCTGGCGCGGGATGATGTCGCCGCTGTCGAAGGTATGGGCGAATGTACCGACGCCAGATACGCGGCGGATGAATTTGTTGTAGGTGTCCGGTTCAAACTCCTGCAGCATTTCGATTGAGTGCCAGGCGGTTTCATGGATGAGCGCTGAGACGCGCATGGCCTCCTTGGCCAAGCCCCACTGGTATTGCAGATCGTAGACGCGATTGTACGCCCAGTGATTCTTGGCAATGGCTGTCCAGATGTCATCGTTGGTGAAATCGTAGATCGGCCAGAACACCTGACACCTGCCAACTTTCTTCTTGCACCACGTCACGCCTTTGTATCGGGCTTCATGCTGCGTGATAGCAACGCGCCGGTTCAGGCTTTCCGTCATGCGCATACCCACCAGCACGGCACAATTCTCAGAATCGGTGCAGTAGGGCGGGAGGACGTTGACAAGCTCATGGAATCGTTTTTCGCTGCTGGGGTTTTCCTTGATGGAGAGCGGGTGCTGCGGGTGAATCCAGATCGCTTTGTCCTCCGGATTCCAAACACTGATGAAATTCTTCTCCGGGGAGAGCGTGTTTGTGAATTCAAAGGGGATCTGATACCAGTACGGCGTGACTTCCGGCAGCTCCATGATGTGCTGCATATAGTCCACCGTCGCTTGCCACTCAGCTTCCTGATCGAGCCAGAATACCTTGAGCGGCAGACGCCCGCGCTCCTGCGCAACCATAAGCGCCATGCGGAAAAGAACTGTACTGTCCTTGCCGCCGGACATGCTGACGATCACATCGTCGTGGCCGTCGAAGATCATCCGCAGCCGTTCTAATGCTTCATCGAATACGTTGTTTTGCAAGTAGATCATTGCTGCTGACCCCGCGCCGCTCATGTGAGCAACATAGGGTTTCCTCCTTTTTTCGATGTACCCGCAGCCGGCAGCGTTGGCGATACGCCGCAGGTTCGAGCCATCCTCCACGCAAGGAGCATCGTGGAGGCAAGTCCTCCTTCCGAATAAAATGAGCAGCGCCCCCGATCAGGAGCGCCGCCCGGCTTGATTTGGAATTTTACGAGTCTAATACTAGCATATTGTCTGCGGACATGAAAGCACCACGCCGTGCGACAAAATTTAATTGCGTGCAATTACGTACAATTACGTGCAAATAGATACCATGGCGTATATCCGCAATCAATCGTGGGCCGGTTCAGACAGGCAGCGATATACGGCGTGCTTCACGCTGGACTCGGTGCTGTACTTGCCAACAATCCCGGCAATTTCTTTCCACTGCATTGCGCGAATGAAGCGGAGACGGAAGATAATGCGGGTCGTTCCGTCTTCGATGGTGGAAATCCAAGCAGCGATGCGTTCTTCACTTTCCGCGATTACGGCTTTTTCGCGCTCGATCTCAGATTCCAAGTCTGCGATCTCTACGGCAAAGTCACCAACCTTGTCTCTGACGCCGCTTGCGTGGGGCATTCCGGTCAATTTCTGCGCACCCGGGACGGCAGCATCCCAAAGGTTTTTAAGCGTCTCCTCGGTCCTTGCAAGTTGCTGAACCGCGTCCAGATGCTCATTCAACTGTGCCAGAGTCATGTGCGCCGCCCCTTTCCATCGTTATTTCGTCTTCTTCCACGCAC